GTTGCCGTCAATAAAGAATTCCTTTGTTACAGAATTTTCATTGCCATCTAGACGATAGTTGACTGTATATTCATTAGAACATTGGCCTTTTGGAAAGTGGGTTTTTAATGCTCTGAAGAATTGTCTATCTGCACCCCATTGTCCGTACCAAGAATGTCCAATTTTAGTTGCAATATCTCTTCGTATGGCAAAACATGATGTGTCAATATGTGTAACTTGCTCATTAAAATAAGCAGGCCATTCACCAAGAGATTCACAATTGTCTTGGCATATAAACTCACCATCTTTATCCACAATTCTTCTGAGAGAATAAGCCCAATCTACCCCCGATTCTATTGTTTTAACCATATGTTCAATGTGGGTTGGTTCTAACCAATTATCTTCATCAAGATAGATGATGATATCAGCATTAACTAAAAATGAGCAGGCTGCGTACACACGATGACCGTACCAGTCTTTACCAACATTTTCGTCAAGACTAATAGTTTTAATTGATGGCATATTTCTACACCAACTAGGAATCTCTACTCCTATTCCATCTTTGAAAATGTAATGAATAACGTCTTTGTATGTTTGGTCTTTGACCGAGTTTAGGTTCTGTTCTAGATGTTCAGAACCAATGGTCGGAGTTACAACTGCAACTCTCATTTTCAATCTTCTTTTTTGAGGTCTATTAGTGTAAAAGCATCATTAACTAATGATTTAGTTAGATGCCTAATACCAATATCTTTTTTCAGAAGACCAACTAATATTTTAGCTTCATCTTTATGTAAGCCTTCTAATATCAATAACATTAATTGTTTCTTTCTTTTAGGTGTCAACATGGTTGACCTAGAATCCCCTTTAATGAATCTATATAATTTAGCAGTCTCGCCTTGAAGATATGTGAAGTTCAATCCAGCTGGGTCAATAGATGGCCTGTATTCTGGAATCTCTACATCAAATTCAACATTGTCATCATATAATAATTCGAAGAATTGTCTTAGTGCTTTAGTGTCATACTTTTGAAGCACAGCAATCCTATCTTTCTTGTTTGCTCCTAGTTCTACTTCTGTGAATATTTCTGAGAATAAATTTATCATATTAGAATTCGTCAATGACCTCCAGTAAATTTTTAAGGCGATTAGTTATCATGTAATTCATAAACACTTGTTTAGTATTAGTGGTAGCTTTATCGTACGTTTTGAGAATTAGTTCTTTTAAATTCTCTGGTATTTTAGTTAAGTCAATAAGCATTTCATTTCTTATAAAGTTTCTATACATTTCATCTGTACAGAATTCTTTTGGGTCTTGATTTAACCATTTAATAATCTTTACTTCTGTTATTGGTCTCTGACGAATTCCCTCTACAAACACATCATCATTAGATAATATATTAGGAACGCCATCTGATTTGTCACCACGAATAATCAATTGTTTTAATTGAACAGCAGGTAATGGTTCTACTAATGCCTTTTTCATGATTGGTGAGTATTGTTCTACATTGGGCCACTTTTGTAATTGAACGAAATCTTTGTCTGATGAAAGAATCATTATCTTTTGTGTAGCACAATATTTCATTGTTAATATTGCAATCACATCATCAGCCTCACATGTGTCAATCTCGACAACTTTATAAGGTGAATGTTTTCTAATCTCGTCTTTGATTAAATGTAGGCAGGAGAAGATTGAATTCCAGTCATGACCAGATTTCTGTCTAGCTTTTTTACGACTTGCCTTATAGTTTGGGAATAAATCTTTACGCCAAAAGTTTTTACTATCACAAGCAATAACAACTTCTGGACCGTGTGATTGTTTGTATTTCTTTACATAGGTTCTAATCGTGTTGAGAATCATGTGTCTTACCATAGATTCATCAACAGGACCATTTGTTGAACCGATATGTTCCATCAGGTTAGAAATAGCTACCTGGTTATAATCAAATATTATCATGTTGTTATTATATCAAATTTAGAAGGTTAAAGAGGCAATCATTTATTTTCTTTTTCTCTTTTTGCATCGTCCATATCTCTTGTCCATTCCATTGCAATATCCTCATAGAAAATTCCAACACTTCTTTTAGGTTGGCCGTCTTTGTCATATCCGAGAGACGTGCATCTATGTTTCATTCTCATCTCTTGATTCTCACCATAGAAGTTATCAATCCAATTACCACTTTCTAGATACATTTTACAATTTCTAATGTAACCTTCCAATGATGCTAACTGAGCAATTGCACCCTTTACGTTCTGTCTAACCGCAACTTTAAGACTCGCAACCTTATCTTGTGAAATCTTAATCCACTCTTTAACGTTAGACATGGTTAATGGGTGGACATCGGGTAAGGATTGAACTTCTTGTGAAATATTCTTGTATTCAGGTGGGTTTTCTTTGAGTCTCTTCTCACGAGCGAGTGTTAATCTTTCGACTGCAGCCGCTTTCTGTTCTGGAGACATTGGCTTTCTATGCTTTTTTATCTTATTCATAATATACCTCAAGTGTTTCAAAGATGTAATAATTGTTATATTATCACTTATTTATATAAGTATAACATAAATAGCTCCCAATGTCAAGCTATAGTAGGCAAATATGGATTTTTTAAGTTTAGTAACTGAAGTAGGTTTCCCAATAGCAGCTGCAATAGCTGCCGGGTATTTTGTATTTTTAACATTAAAGTTCATTCTATCAGATGTGACTGCAAATGTCAAGCGCCTAAGTGGTATTATTACCGCATTAGATAATCGTGTAAAAACTATGAATCACGATGTAATTCGTATAGACACTCTCATGTCATCAGCATTAGGTCTCAAACCAGATATAAATCGTATTGCCCGAGCTGATGGAAAGAATGACGCTAGAAAAGATTAATATGAACATGAAACGTAATATAGTAGCATCACTGTTATTTGTATCTCTCAATTGTTTCGCCGAAGGTATTAATGTAGATAAGGTTTATATGGCCAATCAATCTGGTGGGTATATTGTATTGTCTCAGGAAGAGTGCAAATTAACTAAATATAGTGATAATTATAAACTTCGAGCTTATGCAACAACAAGTGAACCTGGTGTTGAATATGAAGCTTGCTACGATGTGCCATCAATACAAGGCGCTCCTGATATTCCAGGATTTAAAATATTCCCGATAGTAAATTATATAGATGAAGATGGAATGATAGTAGAGTTTCATCTAGATATGTTTTCTGTTGATATGTTACCACACGAAGGACAAACGATATGAAGAATTGGATATTAATTTTAGTATTATTTTCAACGATAGTAGTGGCTAAACCATTGCTAGTTAATCAACTATTTCCGAGTCTTCGAGTAGTTTTATCTCCCGATATTAAATGTTATGATGGCAATGGCCATAAGGCAGTAGCTCAAAGGATTGATAAGTTATATATTCCTGGTTGTTGGACATATGAAGAAGGACATCCAGAATTAGTACATATAGAATGGGATAAGGGAGATTTTTCAGTTCTTCCATTAAGTGACTTTATTACAATAGACGAAAAAGAAGACTTCATTTAAAGTTATAAATATACGATGAATAATGAAAGCCACTTTAGAGAACTTGCAGTTATCATATCAATTATTATGGTGATTGCATACTTCAAAATCTTTATATGAAATTTGATGAACTATTTCACATAGTACTTTATTTTACTGTATTGATTTGTTTCTGGTTCAGTTTTCATAATATAGGTGATAAAACTAATCACATCTCAATAACATTGGATACAATTGAAGTAACAGGTGAGGATGTTGATGGATAATATAGCAACAATAATAACAGACTATGGTTTTCCAACCATAGCATCTTTTGGTCTTGGATATCTAATATTCTATATTTGGAAATGGGTAACAGGTGAAATTAATATTGTTATTGCTCAAGCAACCAAAACTCTAATAGATTTAATTGACCGTGTTCGTATGCTTGATAATGATTTAATTCGTCTCAACCAAAAACTCAATACACTATTGCAAATACGAGAAGAAGAATCCCGTAAAAAGGGACAAGATAAATAACTATAAGTAGTTACTTGGAAGTAAGTCGATATACTCCATCAAAATCTTTTGGTTTTCCTTTATACAATCTTTGTGTCATGTTATCATAATAATCAATAAGATTAATATTTCTATTTTTCAATTTCACAGTCAATAATATTGCAGTCTCCCATTTCCCAGCATAATACGCTCTAAGAAACTTCTTATGACCAGATTCATCATCTAGTTCTACAATCGTATATACTTTCACTCCAATAGTTTTACCTTTAACAGCAATCGTATCTAATTCTACAACTGGATAATATTCGTTGACCAATTCGGCAGTTCTAGGTCCTAATATGATTCTAACGCCATATGTTTTACTTTGACCTTCTAATCTTGCAGCTAAATTGACTGCATCACCTAGGCAAGTGTAATCGAAACGTTGAGTGCTACCCATATTACCAACAACAACTTCGCCTGTATTAATACCTAATCCCATTCCAAATGCAGGAACGTTTTCTTTGTTAATTTCTCTGTTAAAGGTGTCTAGGTCTCCTAACATTTCTAATGCGGCTTTGACTGAATTCAATGCATGTTCTTTATCATCAAGTGGTGCATTCCAAAATGCCATTTGAGCATCACCAATATATTTGTCGAGTGTGCCATTGTATTTTATAATCTTAGCAGTCATTGCTGTCATATATCGATTCATGATTGAAGTGAGGCCTTGAACATCTTTGCCATAGTGTTCAGATATCGTTGTGAATCCACGAACATCAGTAAACATAATAGATAACTCTCTAGTTTCTCCACCCAATCTTAATAGTTCTGGATTCTTCTGTAACTTCTCAACAAGTGCTGGTGACAAGTAAGTTCCAAATTGTTTCTTTATAAGAAGTTTCTGGTTGAGTTCTGAAACAAACTTAATTGTGTAAGCAATTCCATATATCACTCCTAATGAAACTATAGGATAAAAAGCGTCTATTAATATCGCTTCTTTGGTAAATAAATATACAGAATAATAATATAAACTACCAATGATGCCAATGTTGAAAACGATTCCATATTTCCACCTTGTAAATAAGATTAGAATGATTGATAATAATAATATACTAATTAACTCGGCACCAGTTGCCCAATCTGGTCGTGATATGTTTATCTGATTAGAAAGTGTTGCTATTAATGAAGCTTGTGCATGATGAGGCCATACTTCGCCAATGCTTGTTGATAAAGGATTAGCCAACCCACTTGCAGTTACTCCAACAATTACTATTTCATTATTAAAGTTTTTTGGTAAGTCAGTTAAACTATATTCAATTCCTTTTTGTCGCCAATCTATCCATACACGGCCAAGAGTATCTGTTTTTATTTTACCAAACTGTGGTATTCGAAGTGCCTGTATGCCCAACTCATTAAACTTTATTTGAAAGCTTGGGTCATTAGCAATGACTCGTAAAACTTCT